CCTCGAAGCTTACTCGTAGAAAGCTCCAGGAAAATATTAAAGAATTAGAACTAGAAGGATTAGATACAACTATTGACTGGAAAAATACTGGTGATAACTCATACGATGGTGAAAAGCTAAAATTATTAGCTCACGATGAAAGTGGTAAATGGGAAAGACCTGATAATATATTAAATAACTGGAGAGTTACAAAAACTACATTGCGTCTAGGATCAAGGGTTGTAGGTAAATGTATGATGGGCTCAACATCAAATGCTTTAGATAAAGGTGGAGACAACTTCAAAAAACTTTACTACAATAGTGACGTTACTAAAAGAAATAGAAACGGACAAACAGCTTCTGGGCTCTATAGCTTGTTCATTCCTATGGAATGGAACTATGAGGGATTCATCGATACTTATGGATTACCTGTATTCATTGGAAGCGAAACTCCAGTCAAAGGAGTTGATGGTGGATCAATTACAACAGGAGTTATTGAACACTGGGAAAACGAAGTTGAGGGTTTAAAAAACGATAGCGATAGTTTAAATGAATACTACAGACAGTTTCCAAGAACAGAAGCTCACGCATTTAGAGATGAAACAAAAGATAGTTTATTTAATTTAACAAAAATATACGAACAAATAGATTATAACGAAGAGCTTAATAACGTTGCAAGTGTTACTAGAGGTGGTTTTCAATGGAGTAATGGTGTTAAAGATACTTCTGTGTTGTTTATACCCAATAACAGCGGTAGATTTTTAGTTTCTTGGGTGCCATCTAGTAATATTCAAAATAATGTAATATTAAAAAATGGTATTAAATACCCAGGAAATGAACATATTGGAGCATTTGGTTTAGATAGCTACGATATATCAGGTACTGTAGATGGTAAAGGTTCTAATGGAGCGTTACACGGTTTAACAAAGTTTTCTATGGAAGATGCGCCACCTAACCATTTCTTTTTAGAATATATAGCTAGACCACAAACAGCTGAAATATTTTTTGAAGAAATATTAATGGCTTTAGTATTTTATGGCATGCCAATACTTGCTGAAAACAATAAACCTAGGTTTTTATATTATTTAAAACGAAGAGGTTATAGAGGGTTTTCTATGAATCGTCCTGATAAAATTTGGAATAAACTTTCTAGCACAGAAAAAGAAATAGGTGGTATACCAAACTCTAGCGAAGACATTAAACAAGCGCATGCAGCCGCTATAGAAAGTTATATTGAAAATTACGTAGGCCAAAAAGAAGGTGTTTATGGTGACATGTATTTTCAAAAAACATTAGAAGATTGGGCTAAATTTAACATAAACAACAGAACAAAGCATGATGCTTCTATAAGTTCTGGATTAGCTATAATGGCTTGTAATAAAAATTTGTATAAACCTGTAGCTCAAAGAAGTATAAAAAATATTAATTTAGGTATTAAAAGATATAATAACGAAGGAATTTTTTCACAAATAATTAAATAAATGGTTGTAACTGATAGTAATAGTATTTTCCCAGATCAAGTTGTTTCTGACGAAGTAAAAGCTAGCTATGACTATGGCATGCAGGTCGGCAAAGCTATAGAAGGAGAGTGGTTTAGTGGAACTAGAACTGGCATGGGTAATAGATACTCTACTAACTTCAATAATTTTAGAAACTTAAGATTATATGCCAGAGGTGAGCAAGCTGTTCAAAAATATAAGGATGAGTTAGCTATAAATGGTGACTTAAGCTATTTAAACTTAGACTGGAAACCTGTACCTGTTATACCTAAGTTTGTAGATATTGTAGTTAATGGTATGTCTGAAAAGCTTTACGAGATAAAAGCTTATGCTCAAGATCCAGAATCATTAAAGTCAAGAACAGAATATGCTAATAGAATATTAAGAGATATAGAAACTCAAGAATATTTAAACAATGTTCAACAAGTACTAGGTTTAAACTTATATTCTACAGAAAATCCAGAAGATTTACCTCAAAATCAAGAAGAGTTAGAACTTCACATGCAGTTAGATTATAAACAATCTGTAGAAATAGCAGAAGAAGAATTAATAAATAACACTTTAGACAGGAACAGGTATGAATTAACTAGAAGAAGAGTTAATGAAGACTTAGTTATACTAGGTATTGGATGTACAAAAACTAGCTTTAATAAAGCAGAAGGTATTACGGTAGATTATGTTGATCCTGCTAGATTAGTATATTCTTATACAGAAGATCCAAACTTTGAAGATATTTGGTATGTAGGTGAAGTTAAAAGAATTAGTTTAGCTGATTTAAAAAGAGAATATCCTAATTTAACTCCTGATGAATTAGAGCGTATTGAAAAATATCCAGGCAATAGTGACTACATGTTTAATTGGCAGGGTAGAGATGATAACAATAGCGTGTATATATTATATTTTGAATATAAAACATATAGTGATCAAGTTTTTAAAATAAAACAAACAGCTACAGGATTAGAAAAAGCTTTAGAAAAACCAGATACTTTTGATCCACCAGCAAATGATAATTTTAATAGAGTTTCTAGATCTATTGAAGTTTTATATTCTGGCGCTAAAATATTAGGACACGAAAACTTACTTGAGTGGAAGATGGCAGAGAATATGACAAGACCAACTTCTAATATAGTTAAGGTAAATATGAACTATAATATATGCGCGCCTAGAATGTACAAAGGTCGTATTGAAAGTTTAGTGAGTAGAGTTACTGGATTTGCTGATATGATACAATTAACACATTTGAAGCTGCAACAAGTAATGTCAAGAGTTGTCCCTGATGGTGTATTTTTAGATGCAGATGGTTTAGCTGAGGTAGATTTAGGCAATGGAACTAGTTATAATCCACAAGAAGCATTAAACATGTATTTTCAAACTGGTAGTATTATTGGTAGATCAATGACTCAAGATGGTGGTGCTAATCCAGGTAAAGTTCCTATACAAGAACTTTCTAGTTCTAATGGTATGGGTAAAATTCAAGGTCTTATACAGACTTATGAATATTATTTAAAAATGATTAGAGACGTAACCGGACTTAATGAAGCTAGAGATGGTAGTACTCCATCTAGTGATTCATTAGTAGGTTTACAAAAATTAGCCATAGCAAACTCTAATACTGCAACTAGACATATTGTACAAGCTAGTCTTTATTTGAGTCTTAAAACATGTGAAAACATAGCATTAAGAGTTGCTGACTGCCTTGAGTTTGACTTAACAAGAGAAGCATTAAAATCTAGTATAAGTGCTTATAATGTAGGAACTCTTGAAGATATATTTAATTTACATCTTTATGATTTTGGCGTATTTTTAGATTTAGTTCCTGACGAAGAAGAAAAAGCTCAATTAGAACAAAACATACAAGTAGCTTTACAAGCTGGACAAATATATCTAGAAGATGCTATTGACATTAGACAGGTTAACAATTTAAAACTTGCTAATCAATTGTTAAAACAAAGAAGAAAACAAAAACAAAAACAAGATCAAGAAGCTCAACAAGCTAATATAGCAGCTCAAGGTCAAGCACAAGCAGAAACCGCAGAAAGAACTGCTATGGCAGAAGTACAAAAACAAGAAGCTTTAGCACAAACGACATTACAAATTGAGCAAGGTAAATCTCAGTTTGAAATACAGCGTATGGAAAGAGAAGCCGAAATAAAAAGACAGTTAATGCAAATTGAGTTTGATTTTAACATGCAATTAACAAAAGCAAAAGGTGAAGCTGAAAGACAAAAAGAAACTTTTATTGAAGACCGTAAAGATAAACGAGCTAAGATAATTGGTACTCAACAGAGCCAAATGATAGATCAAAAGAAAAACGATTTATTACCAACAAACTTTGAATCCGCTGGTAATGACAACTTAGGTGGATTTGGATTAGAGCAATTTGCTCCACAATAATTTTTTATTAACTATTATATTATATTATGTCAAAAAAAGAAAAAATAGACCTACCTGTAGACGAAAAAAAGGAAGGTTTAAAAGTAAAAAAGAAACCAGGTAGACCTAGAAAAATAGGTGAAAAAACGCCTGAAGTAGTAAAACTAGACTTAACTAAAAAAGAAGAAGATGCCGTTCAAGAGCCAGAAACAACGAAAGTTGTGTTACAGTCTGATGAGAAGAAAGAAGAACAAGTCGTGGGACTGCAAGAAGTGGGAGAAACACACGAAGAAGAAAAACCTGCCGAAGAGAGTGTAGAAGAAAAAAGTCCTATATCTGAAATTACTGAAGAAGAAGTAAAAGAAGAAACAAAAGAAGAAACAAAAGAAGTAACACAAGAACTAGAAGCAGTAAAAGAACAAGTTGAAACAAGTAGAAAATTACCAGAAAACATAGAAAAACTTGTTAGCTTCATGGAAGAAACAGGTGGAACTGTTGAAGACTATGTAAGATTAAATGCTGACTATTCAAATGTTGACGAAGACGTTTTACTAAGAGAATATTATAAACAAACTAAGCCACATCTTAACAGAGAAGAAGTTGATTTTATATTAGATGATAATTTTTCCTGGGATGAAGAAGTGGATGAAGAGCGAGCTATAAAAAAGAAAAAGCTTGCTTACAAAGAAGAAATTGCTAAAGCTCGTAATTTTCTGGAGCAAACAAAGAGTAAATATTACGACGAAATCAAGTTGAGACCCGGCGTAACTCAAGAGCAACAGAAAGCAATGGACTTTTTCAATAGATACAACAAAGAGCAAGACATAGCTAATAAACAACATCAAGTGTTTCAGCAACAAACTGATAAAATGTTTTCTAATGATTTCAAAGGTTTTGAATTTAATTTAGGAGATAAACGTTTTAGATATGGAGTTTCTAATCCTCTTGAAGTTGCAAAAAGCCAATCGAACCTCACTCATTTTGTTAAGAAGTTCTTAAACGAAGATGGAAGTGTAAAAGATCACGTTGGTTATCATAAAGCTATTTATGCAGCAGAACATGCAGATACTATTGCAAATCATTTTTATGAGCAAGGCAAAGCCGATGCTGTTAAAGATATAAATGCAAAATCTAAAAACATTAATTTAACATCAAGGACGCCAGCGTCTGAAGGTGATATATCAATTGGTGGTTTTAAAGTAAAAGCAATTTCTGGTGTTGATAGTTCTAAGTTAAAAATACAACGAAAAATAAAACTAAATAAATAATAAAGATGAGTTTATCTGGCGGGGCTTTTCCAGCCTCAATCGTTCCAATGCCGAAAAAGCAAATCGTTCAAGACAATTTTATTGACTTCCACGATGCTAACTTTTCGACTTGGACTCAACAATACTTACCTGAGCTTTATGAGCAGGAAGTAGAAAGATATGGTAACAGGACGTTATCAGGATTCTTAAGAATGGTAGGCGCTGAAATGCCTATGACATCAGACCAAGTTATTTGGACTGAACAAAATAGATTACACGTAGCTTATGACAATTGTGCTGTAGCTCTTGGTGGTCATAATTTTCCAAACTTTAGAGTAACTATTACTAAAGGTAATAATCCTGCTAGTTCAGGTATTAGAGTTGGTAATACAATTTTAATTTCTGATGCTACTGGATTAGTAACACTTAAAGCTTTAGTTGTTTCTAATACGGATAATAATACTACTGATGGTTATACATTAAAGTGTCATGCTTATGAAGGAGCTGCTTTAGCTGCTGCTATTACTGGTAGTCAGTGTAGCTTATTTGTATATGGTTCTGAATTTCCAAAAGGAAGTGACGGAATGCAAGGTGCTATTACTCCTGTTCCTACAACTTTTGAGAACAGTCCAATTATTATGAAAGATAATTTCGAAATAAGTGGATCTGATACTGCTCAAATTGGTTGGATAGAAGTTGCTACCGAAGCAGGTACTTCAGGGTACATGTGGTACTTAAAAGCTGAATCTGAAACTAGATTAAGATTTGATGATTACTTAGAGATGGCAATGGTTGAAAGTGAAATTAATGCTAACGCTGCTAATTTCCCTGCTGCTTTTACTCCTGGTAGTGCACAAGCTATAAAAGGTACACAAGGTTTATTTGCTGCTATTGAAGCAAGAGGTAATATTTATTCTGGATTTGCTGGTGCTGCTGCTCCTGGAGCTGGTGCATTAGGAGATTTTGATGAAATCCTTAAGCAATTAGATAAGCAAGGTGCAATTGAAGAAAACATGTTATTCTTATCAAGATCTACTGCTCTTGATTTTGACGATATGATTGCTGCTATGGCAGGTGGAGGTTATGCTTCTACTGCTTCTGCTTCTTATGGTCTTTTTGACAACGAAGAAGAAATGGCACTTAACTTTGGATTTTCAGGATTTAGAAGAGGTTCTTATGACTTCTATAAAACTGACTGGAAATACTTAAATGACGCTACAACAAGAGGTTTAGATAAAGAAATCGATGGTGTATTAATTCCTGCTGGAACTACTACAGTATATGACCAAATGATGGGTGTTAATATCAGACGTCCTTTCTTACACGTAAGATATAGAGCTTCTGAAACTGAAGATAGAAGATATAAAACATGGATCACTGGATCTGTTGGTGGTGCTTATACTACTGATTTAGATACAATGAGAGTTAATTTCTTATCTGAAAGATGTTTAGTTACTCAAGCTGCTAATAACTTCGTGTTATTTAAAGGAGCTTAATTATTGTTTAACATTTTAAAGAATAGAAATTATGGGATATATCAAAATAAACGGAATAGGACCCGTTTCAGCTGACAATGTAGCTTATGTAGAGCAAGAAAGCACTGACAAAGTTAGACTTCATTACCCTGACGGTAAGCATTTAACTATAACTACTGCTTCTGGAACTGTAGCTGCTGATGTAGCGGGTGTTAAAGCCGCTTTAGAAGCTTATCAAGCTAATCAACAAGGACCAATTATAACTGCCGCAACTGCGACAGCTTCAAGTCCTGCTGTAGCTTAATAGCAAACAATAACAAGATCCCGCTTCGGCGGGGTCTTTTTTAATTATTATATTATATTATATTATGGAAACAAAGACAAAGAAAAAACCTGCTCCCAAGCAAGAGGTTAAAAAAGACACTTGGGAATACAAAGATAGAAATTATTATTTAGTAGGTAGTAAAACACCTTTAACTCATACGATACCTAGTAAACACTCTGTTCGTTATCCATTAGTTTGGTTTGACAAAGAGAAAGGTTATGAAAGAGAATTAAGATATGCTACTAATCAAAAGTCTATTTTTGTAGATGAACAAGAAGGACAAGTAACTTTAAAACATATTGTTTTTGATACTGGTCATTTATTTGTTCCAAAAGAAAAAAGAAATTTACAAGAGTTTTTAGCACATCATCCTCATAATAATGTTATTTTTAAAGAGTTTGATGCAGTTGCAGAAGCTGTAGACGAATATGAAGATTTAGAAATAGAATTAGAGGCAATGACTGCTGCTAGAGAAATGGATATAGATCAACTTGAAGCTATATTAAGAGTTGAAAAAGGATCTTCAGTTACTTCTTTAAGTACTAAAGAATTAAAAAGAGATGGTTTAGTATTTGCTAGAAAAAATCCTAAGCTATTTATTGATTTAGCCAATGATGAAAATGTGATGTTAAGAAACTTTGCTATAAATGCTACTGAATTAGGCATATTAAGTTTATCACAAGATCAAAGAACATTTATGTGGGCTAACACTGATAGAAAATTAATGAATGTACCTTTTGATGAAAACCCATATTCAGCTATGGCTGCGTGGTTTAAAACTGATGAAGGTGTTGAAGTTTACAGATCTATAGAGAAAAAACTTAAATAACAAGTGATTATAATTAAGGGTGGTTTACGCCACCCTTTTTTTAAAATATTAAAAATGGCAATAAGCGTAAATAAAGTATATAAAACAGTATTACTTATTTTAAATAAAGAACAAAGAGGTTATATGACACCTGAAGAATTTAATAAAATAGGTAGTCAAGTACAAAGAGAAATATTTGAAAAATATTTTGAAGACCTAAATCAATACGCTAGAATGCCTCAGAGTGATATAGACTATGGTAATAGACTGTTGAACTTAAACGAAAAAATGAATATATTTAAGCGTGATGCCAATGCTACTTATGCTGCTGGACCACCGCAAGTATTTTCATTACCAACTGGTACTCATATAATAGGATCTGTAACTTATGAAGATTCAAATAGATTACCAATTGAAATGCAAAGAGTAGATAGAGGTGAATTTTATAATTTAAGAATGTCACCACTAGTCACTCCTAGTGAACAATTTCCTATATACTTATTAGAAGAAAATAAAATACAAGTATATCCAGAAATAATAAATACAAAAGCAGCTGCTGGTACAGCAAACGTAGCTGTTCAACATATTAAAGTTCCAGAAGACATCAACTGGGCTTATACAGTAGGTAACTTAGGTCAATTTATATACAACTCTAATACTCCACCTACTGTTGACTTTGAATTACATAACTCTGAATTTACAGAAGTAGTATTAGCCATATTGTTATATGCTGGTATAGTCATAAGAGATCCTCAAATAGTTCAAGCTGCAGCTGGTCAATTACAAGCTGATAGGGCTAATCAAAAACAATAATAAATGAGCTTAATTAATCAAACAAACGAAGAATATTACGCTGGTGAAAAGATAGTAGCTGTTACTGCCGCGCCTCAGACGGTATTTACTTCTACATTTGAAGTTAAATTACAAGTAGAATCACCTACAGCACCAGCTAATTTTGATTTAAAAGTAAGTACAGATGGTGGAAATACATTTAACGATTATGCAGGAAATATAGTATCTGTTGTAAATAATAATACTACTACTCCACCTTACAATACTCAAACTATAACTGTAAATCCAGCTGTTCCAGCTACAGCTAATACCTTGTTTAGAATAGGTTTAAAAGCTACAACTCTTTGGAATAATTATGGAAGTTATGAATACATAAAACTTAATGACATAGTAAATAATTTTTTGATAGCGTATACTGGAGTTGGTAAATTAATACCAATGGTAAAAAGAACTGATGTTATATTCCACGCTAAAAGAGGTTTACAAGAATTTAGCTACGACACTTTAAATAGTATAAAAGCTATGGAACTAGACTTACCTGCTAGCATGTCTGTAATAATACCTCAAGATTATGTTAATTATGTTAGGATGTCTTTTGTAGATGAATTAGGCGTACTTCATCCTATATATCCAGCTAATAACTTAACTACTGATCCAACGTCAGTGCCTTTGCAAAATAATGATGGCACTTTTATTCAAGATAAGTATGGAGAAAATACAGAAGCGGATCAATCTATAACTAGGACAAGATGGAAAGATGCCAACGATCGTTTAATAAACGGAGCATATCAAGAGTATTATTATAATGCTAATGTTTATAATTTTAGTTGGAGAAAAGAAACTTATGGTAGAAGATATGGATTAGATCCAGTTACTTCACAAAGTAATGGCTGGTTTAATATAGATAAAAGAAAGAATTTAATATCTTTTTCTAGTGATTTAAAAGATAGACTTATAATATTAGAATATATATCAGATGGCTTAGCATCAGATCTTGACACAAAACTACCTAAAATGGCAGAAGAAGCTATGTATATGCATATAGCTTATTCAATACTAGCTGGTAGATCAGGTGTACCAGAATATGTAGTACAAAGATTTAAAAGAGACAGGTCAGCTCAACTTAGAAATGCTAAAATACGTTTAAGCAATATGAAACTAGGTGAAATGATACAAACTATGCGAGGCAAATCTAAATGGATAAAGCATTAATATGGCAGAAGTAAGAAATGTATTCGTCAAGTCTAAAATGAATAAAGACTTAGATGAAAGACTTTTACCTCCTGGTGAATACAGAGATGGAAGAAATATATCTGTTAACAAAAGTGAAGGTCCTGACGAAGGCGTTGTTGAAAATATTATAGGTAACAATTTATATTCTAACTTTAATTTTGGCACAGGTGTAGAAATAATAGGTAAGTATGTTGATACTGACAGAGATAGAATATTTATATTTGCTACTAATCACTCTGATGGTTCGCCAACTCAACTAGATGCTAGAGCTGTAGGTGATGTAGACACTGCTTCTGGTAGAACAGAAACAAGTGCTGTATGTGTTATAGCTTATATAGAAGGACCTACAGCATCTAACGGTAACGTACCAAAATTTGACAAATTAGTTGAAGGTTCATTTTTAAATTTTTCTAAAACTCATCCTATACTTGGTGTAGATATGATAGAGGATTTGTTGTTTTTTACTGATAATAGAAATCAACCTAGGAAAATAAATGTACAAACAGCAATAGGAGCTTCTGCTACTAGTCCTGAGCCTTATTACACGACTGAAGATCATATATCAGTAGCTAAATTTTCACCTGTAGAACCTATAAATTTTATACATAAAGTAGGTGGAGCTTGGATTTCTGGTTTAATAGATGAAACAAGTGAATATTTACCCGCTAATTCAACAGGTATATTTAGCTCAGCTGGTACGCCTGGTCAAGTTATATGTAACGCTAATATACCTCAACTTGCTGCTTCTTTAAATAACACTGTTAGATTTAAAAATTTAAATTTTCCTGAGTTAGGTTATTTTTTAATGACAAGTTTTACTAGTAATGCACCTGCTACTTTTACTTATAAATATCCTATTGACTCTAATAATACAGCTGCTCAATCTTACACCGCTGCTTTAGAAGCTGCTGTTACATATAAAGGAGGTACTAGTGGTCCACCTGTGCCTACTAGGTACCCTTTTGTTGCAGGTGATGTTTTACAATTTGAAAGACAAAATCCTTTATATAACGCTAGTTATTCTGGTGATAAAGAGTATTTGAGAGATAAATTTATAAGATTCAGTTATAGATTTAAATATGATGATGGTGAATACTCATTAATGGCACCGTTTACTCAACATGCTTTTGTCCCAAAACAATTTGGATATATACTAGATAGTCCTTACCAAGCTAGTGGGCCTAACTTAATGAAAAGAGATGAAAAAGATATAGCTGAAAGTGGTGTTAATAAAATAATGGAAAACCAAGTTACTTCAATTAAGTTAAGAGTACCTATGCCTAACTTAGTAACTGGCGTCCAGTCTCAAAGACAGACTTTTAAAAAGTTTTTTAAAGTAGAAACTATACAAATTTTATTAAAAGAGTCTGATGGTTTAGCTATTAAAGTTGTAGATGAAATAGATGTAAATGACGTTAATGGTTTTGGATCCGGTATGACAGATAAATTCTATGAATACGATTACAAATCTGAAAAACCATTTAAAGTTTTACCAGATGCAGATGCTACTAGAGTTCATGATAAAGTACCTATAAGAGCTTTAGCACAAGCTGTTAGTGGTAATAGAGTTATATACGGTAACTTTATAGAAAAAAATGAGTCGCCTGATTTTTTACAGTTTGATATAAGTGTTACAGATAAGCCTGATAATAGTTCTACTGTATTTGACCAAAAAGAATATCCTAATCATACTTTAAAGCAAAATAGATCTTACAAAGTTGGAGTGGTACTAGTCGATAGATATGGTAGATCATCTAATGTTATATTAAGAAAACCTAGTTCTTCTGTAGCTATTGGAGAGTCGTCTTCTATATACGCTCCATATGAAAATTTAAGTAGTACTTTAAATTGGCCAGGTAATAATTTAAATATATTGTTTAATAATACAATTCCAGTAAATAAAACAAGTACTTACCCAGGTACTTTTTCAGTAAATAATCCATTAGGGTATTATAGCTATAAAATAGTTGTACAACAAAAAGAACAAGAATACTACAATGTTTATGTTCCAGGAGCATGTTCAGGTAAAATAACTTTTAATGCTAAAACTGGTGCAGGTAATTTACCTACATACCAAAGAGCTAACACTACTACAAATATAGTTTTATATGGCGATAATATAAATAAAGTTCCAAAAGAATTAGCAGATGTTGGGCCAACAGAAGAAATATATGGTAGTGAAACTTTACTTTACCCTAGAGTAGTTACTAGATATATAATAAGTGCTAGTAACGCTACAGCTTATAAACCAACATTATCTAGTTCTAGCTCTTCTCAAATAAGAGAATTAAATGAATTTACTGTTACTTCTATAATATCTTTTAATGATTTAGGTAAATGGACTGCAGATAGAAATGACGCAAATGTTAGCACATCTTCTTATCCTAATGATGGGACAGACTATGTAGATCCTTTATATTTAGAGGCATCTACTAATCCTTTTGTAGCACAATTAGCTACTAATTTTTTAGTAGGTTTTTCTCCTATTGCTCAAGAACAAAACACTTTTTCAAAAGAATTAAATGTTTTTGAAACAGATCCTGTAGTATCTAAAATAGATATATTTTGGGAAAGTAGTTCTGCGGGTTTAATATCTGATTTAAATAATGAAATAGCAAACGGCACAGCAGGTTTACCTGTAGGTATAAGCGAGCCTAATTTTAACATGCTAGAGTCTTTAACTCCAAGTATAAGCGCTTGGGTTTCAGATACTTTTGATATAATTGATGATACTGGTAGTGCTATAGCAGGTGCTACAGCTACTATGGAAGTAACTAATGGTAATAACGCTGTGGTAAATATGTTTCAACTAGAAGAAAGTCCAGCTGCTCCCTCCTATAGAGTTAGATACAATCCTACAGATGCCAGTGTTTATTATGGTTCTGATGCTAATTTTAGAACTTTTAATTTTAAAATAACATCAACCAACTCGAGCGGCGCTGTAAACATATCTAATCACGAGATGTTATTAAGTAATGTTGCACCTACTTTTACTATACCTACAAATGGTGTTGGTACAAAAGCATATTTATATCCAGGTGAAAGTGGTTTTCCATCAGGTCAACAAGGAGCTATTGATAATCCATTTCCTATATTTACTTTTAATCCTTCTGCTAGTAATCCTCAACCAGGATCATCATTAGGTAGTTTTAATATGTTTACTGATATAGTTAATGGTAGTGGAAGTACTGTAGGAAACGTTAACACAGAAGAAACTGTATTAGTTCAAGACGGATCTGTAGCTTCTAGAGTTATATTTCAACTGTCTACAGTAACGCCAATAACTACTATAAAAGTTACTTCAAGTTTAAATGATTTGCAATACTATGGTAGTAGAAATGATGATACAGGAGCTCCAGGTGTAGGTATATATTTATTAAAAGTTTATGCTGTTGATGCTAATCCTATAGGTATTAAAACATTTTATTCTGCATATTTTCAAATACAATAATAATGGGATATAGATTAAATGTTAAATATTACAACTCTTTTTGGTTAAAAAAGACAATATATGTAGGTAGCTTGCCTAATCCAACAGCAGGTCAACCTGACCCAAGTAGAGGAGGTTATGGCTCTAATTTTCCTGGTCTACCTTGGAATCCAACTAATTTTCCACAATTTCCTTCTGGAGCAGGTGATAGTGAAAATAGTAATTACGATGAAGTAGAAAACTGGTTTATAGAAGAAGCAAGGTATCAAGGTGGGTTTAACAATGTTTCTACTGATTATGGCGCAAAAGCTTATTTAAAAGAAGATAATAACTCTCAAGAATATAGACCAAATGCTTTAATATATTCAGGTGTTTATAATTCTAGAACTGGGTTAAATGATACTAACGTGTTTTCTGTGGGTGAAGCAATAACTAGAGCTGTTGATCCTCACCAGGGTAGTGTTCAAAAACTTTATGCTGAAGATACTAACTTAATAGTATTTCAAGAAGATAAAGTAAATAGAGCTTTGATTGATAAAGATACTTTGTATACTTCTGAAGGTGGTACACAAACGTTACCTCAAGGTGTTGTTATAGGTCAATTAACTCCATATAAAGGTGAATTTGGTATTAGTAAAAATCCAGAATCATTTGCTGTATACGGATTTAGAAAATATTTTGCTGATAAAGATAGAGGTTCTATAATGAGATTATCGTATGATGGTATGACAGAAATATCTGAGTATGGTATGTCTAATTTTTTTAGAGATCAATTAAAAAATATTAGCGAACTACAACAACCTGTTGATTTTGTTAAGACTTCTAATGGACAGTTTTCTACACCAAGCGGTAGTTTACCTGATCCTAAGTGGGTTAGATTAACTACTTTGTCTAGCGGTATACCTACAGGTGCTGCTTTAATAGTAGCTGGTGTTGAATATCCAATATATGTTACAGCTGTAGAAGCTGACTATGTTTATTTAACAAGTCACTATAATGACAACACTAATAATCCTATAACTAATGGAACTGTTATTACTTTTAGAACTTATATAAAAGATAAAATACAAGGTGCTTGGGACATATATGATAGAAACTATACTGTATCTTTACAACAAGAATCCCAAAGTGATTATCATACTTTAGCTTTTGATGAAAGTGTTTTAGGTTGGCCTACTTTTTATACATATAGACCAGGTGAAATGTTTAGTTTAAAAAATACTTTTTTCTCAACTAACTCAGGTGAAATATACCAACACTATTTTGAAGGTGGCGGTAATAATAGAAATACATTTTATGGCACATCTTCAAAATCATCAATAACTTTTGTATTTAATCCTACACCAAACATTAATAAAAACTTTTTAACTATTGGTTATGAAGGTAGCAATGGTTGGCAAGCTGAAAGTTTTATATCTGACTTACAAGGATTACAAGAGGTGCCTAGCAACTATGTTAATCCTAATACAGCTAATCCATCATATGTAAATTATAATGATAGTAGTGTAATAGTAAATAGTTACTATGAAGGTGCTTACGATAGCCAGGGAAATGAATATCCTGCGGCATTAACAGAGCCCATATTTAGAGCTGGTTTCCATTTAAAAGAAGGTAAATACGTAGCTAATCTCAAAAGTAATAATGTAGCTAGAGCTGGTGAAGTTGTATTTGGTCCTGATGCTTATGGTGGTTATCCAGTAAGTGGTATTAAAGGTTATGTAGCTACAGTTAAATTATCTACAGACACTAGCACTGATGCAGGTGGGCAAAAACAAATATTTGCAGCTTTCACTAATCAAGTAACATCGTCTAATTAAATTAAATTGAATATACGTAGACTTACAGATAAAGACTGGGATACATTAGTATCTTGGTGGAGTAATTGGCCTAAATGGCAAGCTCCAATAAAAGATTTTTTACCAGAAAATGGTAAAGGTGGTTTAATAGTTGAAAAAAATAATAAGCCTATAGTAGCTGGATTTATCTATTTAACTAATTCTAAGACAGCTTTATTGGAATGGATAGTATCTAATCCTAAATACAGAGAAGCTGACAGAAAACAAGCTATAGAGCTTCTTATAACAGGTGCTGAAAATCTTGTTAAATCACTTGAATATAAATATTTATTTGCAGTAATGCAACATAAAGGATTAATTGAAACACATGAAAAACTAGGGTGGAATAAGGATAAAAAGCCCTCATATGAATTAACAAAAGTATTATAATATGGCAGTAGCAACAAGTTTAGCAATAGCAGCAGGTGTAGCGGCAACTACTAAGTTAGTTAGTGCTCAAATGCAGAAAAACCAAGCTAAAGAACAACAGAAGAAACAAGATAAAATTGCTAAAGATAAAAAACTAGCTTTAGAAGAACTTGAAAAGAACAGACAAGAAGTTATTAATCCATATGAAAACATGGCTAATGAGTTTGAAAATATTGGAGTTGCTACACAAGCTTCAAGATTTCAAGCTGAAGAGGCTGATATTGCTTTAGCTAATACTTTAGATACTATTATGCAAACTGGTGGCGGATCAGGTGGCGCAACTGCTTTGGCAAGAGCTGCTTTAGAATCTAAGCGTGGTATATCTGCTGATATACAGAAACAAGAACAAGCTAATAACGAAGCTAGAGCTGAAGGAGCTAATCAAGTTGCTCAACTAAAAGCATCAGGTGAAGCTTTTAAATTCCAAGCTCAAGAAGATAGAGATGTTGCTAAGTTAAATAGATTACAAGTAGAGCAAGACAATGCTAATATATTATCACAGCAAGCTCAAAATGCTAAAGTAGCTGCTAATCAACAAATGGTAGGTGCTGTAGGTGGTTTAGCTGGTAGTTTAGTTGGAGGATTACAAGGTAACACAGGTGCTAATGCTGGTAAATTATTTGTATAAAATATAGATTATGGCAGTTAAATATCAAAGAAGAAGAAGAGGTGGAGCGTATGAAAATCCACAGTTAATAGTTAATCAACAATTTGATAACTATATAAATAGAGCTCCTGACATAGCTCAAGAAATGGATCAAATGGTAGCTAGCATAGTCGCTAAGAATAAAATGGAAAGAGCTAAACAAGAAAGACTATTTGCGGAACAAAATAAAGAGCAGCTAGCTAGATTTGATAAAGTAGCAGGCATAAAAGAAACTGGCTATGGTACCTTTGATCAAAATATGAACAACTTCTTTGATGCTCAAACTGAAAAATATTTTAAAATAAAACAAGGTATTAAAGATGGTACTGTATCTCAGATGGAGGGTAATAGAGCTTTGTCTTATTTAAATAATCAAGTTACACAATTTAGAGATGCTGTTGTACCTATCATGGCACAAACTAAAAGATTAGCCGAAGCTTTAAAAATACCACCTGGACAACCTGGCGCTATAAGTTCTAGAGTACCTACTGCTCAACAAGAGGTTTTATTAGAATTACAACAAGGTGGCAATATAAACTTAGTTGATAATAATGGTGAGTTAGTTTTATTTAGACCTGCAGGAGATGGTAAAGAAGCTGCTATGGTAAATGTTAATGAGTTATTACAGTTAGAAAATAGTGGTATTGAGTATTTTCAAACAGTGCCTGATTTATCTGAGTCACTTAAAGCTGTTTATGATAATACTGTAAAACCAGGAGGTAAAGACAATGCTGACTTAGTTACATTTAATACTAAGATAGTAGGCGATCAAGAGGTTACTACAAAATCAATGACTACAGAGCAAAGACAAAAAGCTGCTCAATCAATGGTTAAGTCTAATCAGTTTAAAGGTATACTAGATGATGAGGAACGTATGAAAAGTGTTTGGGCTGATATGATGAACAAAGATACTGACTGGATGGTATTTCCACCTAACGCTACAGCAGAGCAAATAAAAGCTGAAACTCAAAAACAAAGAGATGAAGCTGCTTTATTTCTAGCTAATAAAGCTTTAGAAGACAATGCAGCTGCTGATGGTATAGAAACTATAATTGGTAGAAGAAAGTATCAACCTCCTACATCTCAAGCTTCTAGTACTAAAAAAGAAAATGTGTTAAGACTAGAAACTAAAGAGCAAATAGCAACTTATGGAGACGATTATCAAGCTATGACAATAGAAGCTGATCAGTATGTTGGTAAGCCACAAGAAATAATAAACAGATATGAGTTTTATAGTGGTGGTTTAAAAGACTATAAAACTAAAGCGCAAATTTTAGCTGAAGACGAAGATTTTAAAGATGCTGATTTATTAAAAGATGATAGAATATATTATATAGTAGATGAAGAAGGAAATATAAATCCTAATGTATACAAAGAAACTTCTACTCCTGAAGACGTTGTGGAAATATTTGCCATAGGCAAAGGATTAAACGATGCTGCTATAGAGCAATTAAAAAAGAAATACCCAACAAAACAAAAGCAACAACAAGCTAATACTGAACCTGCTAAAGCTACTAAAAGAAAACCTTATTAATGGAGCCAAAAACAGAAACTCTACAAAGGCTATATGATAATGCTTTACCGTATTTTGATATGCCTGAATTTGACGTGTTTGTAAAAGACTTGCAAGATGATAATAACTTATCTAATTTTAGAGAAAGTATGTCAGAATATTATGACATGCCTGAAATAAAAATTATGAAAAGTGATTTATTTGAAATACCTGAAGTAAAAGAAACAGGTGAAAAAGATACAGCACTAGAAAGAACTTTTGGTAAAAACGCAGTCACAGATTTTTTTGGAGATATAGCTAGAGCTTGGACTCAAGGCGTTGAACAAGCTAAAACTGTTGATCCTAGTTTAGATTTATTTTATGAAGGCAACGAAGCAACTGATGAAGAGGTTCTGAAATTTGTAGAAGCTAATAAAAATTTAGCTAAAAAAGATATGGAGTCTGACGAAATGAAGGCTTTTAATAAAATATATGAAGAAGAAGGAGGAGGCTGGTGGGGCTTTATAAAAGGCGCTGCGATGAATCCATCTACATTATCTTCTATGTTAGTTAGTTCTATATCTAGTCAAGTTAATTCTTTTAGAACTTCTGAACAAGTAGCGTTAGCTGGTAGTGCTGCCGCTGGTGTTGGAGCTGGTGTTGGGTTGACTGCATTTGGTGTAGGTGCTATTCCAGGCGCTGTGACAGGTTTGATGACTGGTAGTATGACAGCTATGGAAACTGGATTAACTTTTGCTGAGTTACTGCAAGAAGAAGTAGGCGGTGATTTAACTGCTGAAAATGTTAGAGCTATACTAAATAATGAAGAAAAGCTAAGTGAACTAAGAAGAAAAGCAGGTGGAAGAGGCTTAGCTATAGGAGCTGTTGAAGCTGCTACTATGGGACTAGCAAAAGGTGTTGGTGGTAAAATAGCATCAGCAGGATTTAGAGCTGCACCTGCAGTAGCTGCCGGAACTGCTGGCGCTATAGAAATAGCTGGAGGTGGCTTAGGTGAAGTAGCTGGTAGAGCTGTTGCTGGTCAAGAAATGGACGTGGCTGAAATAGGTTTTGAAGCTTTTGCTGGTTTAGGCAGTGCTCCTGTATCTATGGCTAATCAAATTTTAAATATTAATACTAATATTGATAGAGTAAAAATCAACAACCAACTAAAAAATACTGAATATAATAATTTAGTTGAAGCTTTTGATCCATCTACAGAAGTAACTCAAGCTGATTTAAATATATCTCAAATTAAAAATTCTACTAAAATACTAGATGAGCAGGTAGATACTCAAGTTAAAGCTGCTAAATTAACACCTGAACAAGGTGAAGCTATTAAAAAGAATTTTAGATCTACACAGTCAGCTACTAATAAAACTAAAAGAGCAAATTTAAAAGGTGAATCTGAAGTTGAGGTTGTTTCATTATTAAAAGAAAAAGAAGTTTTAGATGGTGAAATAAAATCAGTTAATGAAAAAAGCTTAACATTAGACAAACAAAAAAGAGTTGAAGAAATAGATACTAGATTATCTGAAATAGTTGGCAAAGATAGAAAAGCTCAAGTAGAAGAAAGTGTTAAGTTTGCAAAGTCAGAAGGTAAAAAGTTTGGTTTAAAAACAGAAGCAATAAAATCTAAAAAAGAATTTAAAGATAGATTTGGTGAAGAAGCCGCAGAGTCAGATGGTTTTATACAAGGAAACACTATATATATAAATAAAGAAGTTGCTCAAGAAACAGGTGCTGTATCTGTCGGTAGTCATGAATTATTACATGGTATACTTAACAAAGCTTTAAAAGGTAAAGACGCTTCTAAGCTAGTACAAGATTTTAGGAATCAATTAAATGATGAACAGTTAAGTGTTCTTGATAGTAAGTTGCAAGCAGTAGATGAAAAAGGTAATAGATTATACTCAGATGATTACTTAACAAAAAATCCCGATGAAGCATTAACTTTATTTTCTGATGCTATAGCTAAAAATGAAATAGCTTATAATGAAAATATATTTACTAAGTTAAAAGACTTTTTTACTCCTATATTACGTAAAGCAGGTTTTTCTAAAATAAAGTTTGATACAGGTAGAGATGTATATAATTTTTTAAGAGAGTATAATAAAAGTATTAAAGAAGGCAAGCTTAGTGAAGCTATATCTGAATTAGGCGTAGAAGAAGCAGAAGTTTCTGATAGAAAATTATCTAGAACTCAAAAGGTAGAAGTACCAGGTGTTGAAGATGCGCAGGTACAAACAATGATAGATAAGGTTGCTAATAGAGCAGCTGCTAAGTTTTTTAGTGGTATACCACAAAATGTTAGAGAAGAAGCTGGGCTTACTAGAAGATCTTATATAGATAGTGCTAAAAGTGAACTAGCAGGTATAGCAGAAAAGTTTGATCCAGAAAAAGCTGAGTTTGATAGATACATGGCTAACACTGGTATGCAAAGGCTTAATTCATTGGCAAGCAGACTAGGTGTAAAGTCTGTTGAAGATCAAACAACTAGAATAACAGAAGACACTAGACAAATAGCAGCTGAAGAAGAGACATCGAGAGACACTAGAACTGAAAGAGAAATAAGACAAGACGAAAGAAAAGGTGTAAAGGTTAGAGAAAAAATACCTAAAGTTTACGACGTAGATAAAGTTGTTAAATCTATTAGATCAAAAGCTAAGTCATTAAAAAATAAAAATATAAAACAATTAAAAGGTACAGCTCTTGAAGAAGTATCTATGATGATAGGTAGAGATGAAAAACTAGGTAAATCTATATTTAGAAAGATAAGTAAAAATGCTGATCTTAATAAACCAGAAATGCTAGCTATACAAAAGTTTATTAACTCTAACATAGACACAGCTAAAAGTTCTTTACTTGAGGGTTATACTTCTGAATTTAAAGCTACGGGTGTTGTAAATAAATTATTAGAAAAATTTTATAATAAACGTAGTGTAAGAGCTAAAACAGGTCCAGGTTTAAAAGTGCAAATTAAAAAACCTAACATATCAGATGTTGAATTTAAAGAAGCATTTGGTATAATAGGTAAAGATCAAGCTAACTGGAATCAAAAAGTTGTAGCTAGTAAAGGTGGCGTAAGTGATATACTAAAAGGTTTTGTAAGAAACTTTGATCAAGTAATATCTAGTCAAGAAATTAGAGAACAATTAATACAAGATGGTGAAGCAATAGAATCATTAAGAACTCTTAGAGATGGAATACCACCTCAACTGTTTAGTAAAAGCAAAAAAGAAAAATTATTTGCCGCAGAAAATTTAGGTAAAACTTTTAACAAATTAAATGAAGACCAGAAAGCGACGTATTTAGCTAGTCTTCCAATGTTTATAGAGTTGCTATCTACTAAAGGTATGACCGTTGACACTGCTTTTAGACTAGCTTATGATACTTTCTTATATGATAAAAAAGGTACAAAACCTCTTAAATTAAGAGACGAAATAGTAAATTCTTGGAAAGACATAATTGATCAAGCACCTAAAACACTTTACGATGCTAAAAAACCTGATAAATTTCAACTTAACGAATATTTACATAGATCTTTTGATGAACAAACAGATGTAGATTCAATAAAAGAAAACTTAGGTATAAGTAAAGAAGGTATAAACTTTAGAAAAGAAGATCAAATATTAGGTTATTTAAGTTTAATGAGTGAGTATTTTGGAGACTTACAACAAGAGTTTAATAATGATGCTGAGTTTTTTCAATATGTTGTACAGCACTTTGAACAAACTTTTACTTCCGCAGCTAAAATAGGTGGACTACCTAATCACACGTGGAAACAAGTTGATGGAATATGGAAATTAGTTGAAGGTAAAAAATCTGGTAGAGGATCTGATTTAAGATTTGGTTTATTTACTAATAAAACAGAGTTTTTTAATGTTTTATTAAAGCCTTTTGATACAGAAAATAAATTAAAGCTTGTTAACAATAAACTTGTTTATGATGGTAAAAAAATAGTAACAAAAAGAGCTCCACAATCTACAGCTGCTAAAAAGAAATACTTAGAAGAATTTTTAAAAGATGGTAAATTAAGTAATGAAAGTTTACTCTTGAGTTATAATGATGCTACTGGTAATCAAAATGCTATTATAAGACAATTAAAATGGTATAAAGAAAACAAAGGAACTGAAGCTGATATAACAATAAACGATCTTGGTATGTTTTTTGCTGCATCTGTTGGAGATATGACAGCAATACTTAGATCTGCTTACGCTATAGATAGTATAGCATTAAGTGAAAGTAAAAATCCTTCAGACTATACGTATGAGCATAACCCACCTGTAAAAGTTATGCAAAACTACATGGCTCAATTTGTTAATGGCGATATTACAGAAGCTGAGTTAAAACAAAAGTTTAAAGATTCTAGTACTAGTGTTATACCTGAATTAATGGATGATGCTATTAATATAAGATATAAATCTAGTATACCTCAAAATTCTACAAGTAGGTTTGATAGATATTATAATCCAACTACTTATGGTAAGTTTCCTTTTGAAATGACTGTTTATACTCCTCAGTTCGATAAAGAAGGTAATGTTACTTCGTTTAAAAAATCAGTTAAAGGTAAGGATTTAAAACAAGCTTATCAAGACGAGCAAGCAGCTATAAAAGCTAACAAGCAAGAAGCAAACGATAGTCAAGTCATAGCTGATAAAGATATGACTAATGATGATATGCTTAGACAATTTAGTAAAACAGATAAAGCTTTAGATTTAGCTAACTCTTTAGATCAGCCTGTTAAAAAAATTAGAGTATTTGATTTTGATGACACACTTGCTTATACTAAATCAGATATTCTATATACAGCTCCTGATGGGACAAAAGGTAAATTAAATGCTGAAGAATTTGCTAGTCAAGGTAAAGAGCTACTAGATCAAGGTTATAAGTTTGATTTTTCAGAGTTTAATAAAGTTACTAAAGGTAAACCTGGGCCATTATTAGATATAGCTAAAAAAATAAAAGCAGCTAGAGGTAATGAAGATTTATTTGTATTAACTGCTAGAGCTCCAGAAGCTCAACAAGCTATATATGAGTTTTTAAAATCACAAGGTGTTGAGTTCAAAAAACAAAATATAATAGGATTAGGTAATTCTACAGGTAAAGCTAAAGCACAATGGCTAGTTGGTAAAGCAGCTGAAGGATATAATGATTTTTATTTCGCAGACGACGCTATGCAAAATGTAGCGGCAGTTAAAAAAGCAATGTCAGTATTAGATGTTAAATCTAAAGTGCAACAAGCAAGACCTAAATTTAGTAAAAGTTTAAGTGAAGACTTTAATAAGATAATAGAAGAAACTAAAGGTATAGGTGCTGAAAAAACTTATTCAGAAGCTAGAGCAAAACAAATAGGAGCTTCAAAAGGTAAAGGTAAATTTTGGATCCCTTATTCTGCTGAAGATATGCTAGGTTTGATATATCCGTTGCTTGGCAAAGGTAAAATTGGAGATGCTCAAATGAAGTTTTTTAAAGAAAATTTATTTAATCCTTTTTCTAAAGCAATGGATAGTTTAGCAGCTGCAAGAGTACAATTAATGGCAGACTTTGAGGCTTTAAAGAAAAATCTAGACGTACCTAAAGATTTACAAAAAGAAGCTTTTGATGGTTTTACAAACGAACAAGTAGTTCGTATGTATATATGGAATAAACAAGGTATGGATATACCAGGAATATCTAAAAGAGATTTAGCAGATGCTAACAAAATAGTAGAAGGAAATGAAAAGCTAAAAACTTTTGCTGAAGAATTAATTAAAATAAATAAAGAAGATGGTTATCCTGCTCCTGCTGATAGTTGGTTAGCTGGAACTATTACTACAGATCTAATTGAAGGATTAAATACAGTTAAAAGACCTAAGTATTTACAACAATGGCAAGAAAATGTAGATGCTATATTTAGTAAAGAAAACTTAAATAAGTTAGAAGCTGCTTACGGTAGTAAGTATAGAGAAGCTCTAGAAAACATGTTAACCAGAATGAAAACTGGTAAAAATAGAATACAAGGTAGCAATAGAATTAGCGATAGATTATTAAACTGGATAAACGGTTCTGTTGGTGCTATAATGTTCTTTAATACTAGATCAGCTGTGTTACAATTAATATCTTCAATAAACTTTATTAACTGGAATGATAATAACATATATGCTGCTGGTAAAGCTTTTGCTAATCAAAAACAATATTGGTCTGATTTTAAAAAGTTAATGAACTCTGATTTTTTAGTTGACAGACGTAACGGACTTAGAATTAATATATCAGAAAGTGAAATAGCTGATGCTGCTAAGACATCTAAAAATAAAGCAAGAGCTGTACTTAACTATATACTTAAAAAAGGATTTTTACCCACGCAGATAGCTGATAGTTTTGCTATTGCTTCAGGTGGTGCTACGTTTTATAGAAACAGGATAAATACCTACGTATCTGAAGGTATGACTCAAACAGAAGCTGAGGCACAAGCCTTTCAAGATTTTAGAGAATTAGCTGAAGAGTCACAACAGTCTAGTAGACCAGATAAAATATCACAACAACAAGCTAGTTCTTTAGGTAGATTATTATTAGCTTTTGCTAATACACCTATGCAGTATGGTAGGTTAACTAAAAGAGCTTATCAAGATTTAGTAGCAGGTAGAGGTGATAGAAAAAGTAACATTAGTAAAATAATATATTACACAGCCGTACAAAACTTAATATTCAACGCACTTCAAGCCGGTATACAAATGCTAGGTTTTGGTGATGATGAAGAAAAAGACGAAGATAAAGAAAAAACATATACAAAAGTTGCTAACGGTATGGCTGATTCTTTACTTAGAGGTTTAGGTATAGGTGGTTCTGCAGTATCTGTAGCAAAAAACTTTTTAATGGATTTATATGAAAGATCAGATAGACCTAGACCTGAATATGTAGATTCAATATATAAGTTATTACAATTTTCACCACCTATTAGTAGTAAAATATCTAGACTTAGACAAGCTGCTTGGATGTTTGATAGTAAGAAACGTAGAGAAGAAATATATGAAAAAGGTTTTGCTTTAGACAATCCAGCTTATGAAGCTGCAGGTAAAGTAATATCAGCCACTACTAATTTACCTGTTGATAGAGTTTACAACAAAGTAAATAATATTGACGCTGCATTAGCTGAAGATACTGAGACGTGGGAAAGTATAGCAATGTTGTTAGGTTGGCCTGAATGGCAAATAAAACCGCCAAAGAAAAAGAAAACTAAAAAGAAGTCTAGAAAAAGAAGTGGATATAGATCTTCTAATAGAAGAAATAGAGGTGGTAGATCTAGAAATTATTGAGGAACAAAAAAAACTGGGCACCATACCCAAAGTTCCTGTAACCAAAAAAGGGGATCTCAAACGAGGTCCCCTTTTTATTTAGCAGCCTCCGCAGAGACCTCCACATAATGGACACATAACTATATTTTTAAACTAATTCCAATTGAACAAATAAATGCTCCACTTGCTATTGCAACTGTATTGGCGTTGTTACCAAATTGTTGGCCATGCCACATCATATTAGCACCTGACATAGTCATCATGCCAATGCCTCCTATTATTGCTAATCGTTTCATTTTAATTTTAGTATTGTGTTTAGATTAGAGTATATTATACCTATTAAAATTATAGAACAATATATAATTGGTTTTTGTAAGTCTTCTTCTATAACTAAAGTAAATACACTTAAAAATAATAACTTAGCAGCCATACTACCATATATTAAACCTATACCTGACTGTTTTGATTTTAAGAATATAGTTATAACAACTTTGTTTATAGCTAACATAATCCCTGTAGCTAATAAACCATATACAAATGATTCTATCATACTATTTCACATGCTCCACCTGCGCAAGCTAATTCACCTGCTAGATCAGTTTCATCTTCAACTTCTACTATATTAGTAAGATTAACATCAGTTAAACTCTTCATCATAGTTTCATATTTAGATTTATCTATATCTTCAAATGGTGCTTGAGTATAAGTACCGCCATCATATGGTAGGACAGATAGCCCATTATAATACTCCCTATTGTCCCACATCCATTTACCTGCTTTATTCCACTCATCTGGTTTTAAACTAACAGTAGCTGAAACATTATGAGTATTACTACCACGTTTATGACCTGGTTGTACCCACTCAGTTGCCACTTTTTTTATACGTTCAAGTAGGTCAAATGGTGACTCAGTTCTAAGTATAGAACCATCAGGTGCTTTTTGCGGTATACTAATTACAGCAGTATCATGAGGTCTAAAATATTCATCTTCAATTAAGTCAGGATGATTTTTAACTAAGTATTTATACATACTTTCGTTTTTACCAACTCTAACTCTACGGATATAATAATCATTATGCCATGCATGAATACCAGATGAAGTTCCAAGTGCCAGAGATGTCGTCCCAGCAGGCTTTACGGTTGTACATCTAGCAGCAGGTTTAATCCCTATTTGCTTTGCTACTTTTTTGTTTTGACTTACTACTATATCTGCAGCTTCCGT